GCTTCTTTCAATTCAGTAAAATTATTGTCTTTGAGGAAATCATAATGAATATATTCTTTCATTTCTTTCCATTCATCCACTGAACAGATTCCCTTTAGAGCTAACTGTCTTTGCATTAGCTCATCAAATAGTGTACTGAATTTAGATCTCAAACGCTCTACGAATTTACTAAACTTCAATTCATCGCGAGTAATTTCTGCTGTTCTACCTAAACTAAATCCTTGTTGTGGTAGCAATCGAGAAACTGGAACGTTTAGTGATTTGTATAGTTTTTCTTCAAAATACTTCACATCTCCCATTTCGCCAAGTTGCTGTCCTGGAGGCAGAGTTGTGATTTCTGTTGACTTGCCTTCACCGCGACGAGGAATCCAAAAGTCTTCCATCATTGACATAAACTTGCGGTCGTCTTTGACTTCACCAGTAGCTGAATCATAAACAACCTTGTTGCGAAACTTTGTCATAATATCGCGCAAATATTGTTCTGCTTTAATTTTTGGCATATTGCCAACATCAATGTAGAACACGCGACGTTCTGGAGCACGAGAAAGGCGATAAATGACAACAGCATCTTCAACCATTCTCAATTGATTTAATGGCTTGATGGCTTTATGCAAATATCCAAGAACAATGTTTCTTTTTGCATCTGATAGCCCAGAGTTAACATTTACAATTGCATCAGTTGAGATTTTGACTGATGCATCACCCAATGAAGAAACTAATGTTTGTCCTTGTGTGGTGATTTTATCGTTGTAAACATAAAACTCTTGAACGCCAGTGACAACTTCAATTCCTGTTCTTTGATCTTTTTTCCTGATTACGTTTCGAACTTTCTTAATTTTTCTTGGGTCAATATAAACCAATTCTTGAATTCCAAGACGTGGTTGTTTTTCGTCCAACAAAACTTGATAGAAAATTCTTCCGTCGATATACCAGTTGCGAAAAATATCAGTACCAGAGTTTGAGAAATCAAGCAAACGAAGAACATTATCAAACTCATCACGAATCATATCTTTGATATTATCTGGTTGCTCTAGATCATCAAGAATAATTGACACAGATTTACCTGAAACGTCATGAACAATTGACTCATTGACAATATCGTCGACAGCAGTCTCAAGTTCTGGCTGCATTGCCATCTCGCGATAACGAGTGACTAAGTCAGCTTCAGTTTTAAAACTTGCTTCAAGATCTAGATATGTACCAAAATAACCACCACTGGTGACATTAATTGCGCCATCATCTGAAATGGGTGCGCTGATTTGAGGCTGCAAGTTTCCTTGCTGGCTTTTGCGACTTAATTCCCATCCAAATAGGTTAATAGTTGCCATACATTAGCTCCATGATATAAAAATATTCGACGGGATCAAACCACGTTTACTTCGGCTGCTTCCCACCACTGATATGCAAATGTCACTGAGTATTCTTCGATGGCATCATTATTTCCCCAATCTAGATCGATTGGAGCGAGGTCATTTGGAAAGAGCCCAATAAACTTGTAACGCTTGATCACATTTCCAGTTTTACCGAAATGTTTTACAAAAGCGTCAGTGCCATAAGATGTAGGTGTAGCAGCTGCGGCATTACGTGTGTTGAAACGATGCGAATTAATACCATTCATCCAACGCTCAAAGGCATTGCGCACTACGAAATCTTCATCGTTTAGAATTGTCACAGTCCAATCAGCAAACGTTCTATTGCCTACAAACTTAACTTCACGACCAAAATATTGAATTGGCACAATTCCTACTGTTGATCCAGGGATTTGAGCAGTTTTACACATAAAGCGAAGTTTTCTGGCAGCGTTTCCTGGAAGCGAAAAGAACGGAAAGTTCATTTCCACTTCAAACAGATTGGCGCGTGCGCCATCAAACTGCATTTGCGAACGAAATTCAGATACATTAAAAGCCATTGTATTCTCCTGACTTTATCTTAGTCTATTTATTAGAAGCGACCAACGATTTCGTCGAAGGCAACGCCACTGCGAACAGCGACGAAGTTCAACTGGATAAAGTTTACGCTTCTTGCTGGCTTGATGTAGATATCGCCGACAAACTCGTTGCGGTCAATGACTGCTGGTGTATTGTTTGTTTCATCGCAAACAACACGGAAGTCGAAGATACCGCGACGACCTTGGACGTCTCTCAAGAATGGTTCAACAAGTGCTACGAACTGAGCTCTTGTAAATTCATCATTGAATTCAAAGAGGCTTGAACGTGCTGCTGCAGAGATTGCTTTCTCAAGAACGATAAACAAGCGACGAACATTGATACGATCAAATGCGCTTGGGCGACCTTGTAGCGTCTTATCACCAAAGAGAACAGTTCCTTCTCCTGGGAATGAGACCACTGGATTTACGCCAGCCTTGTAAAGTGTATCACGCTCTGATTGACTTGGGTTAAATGACAACTTGATCAAGTTGCGAATTTGACCACGATCTAATCCAGCTGGTGAGAACCATGGATCGCGTTGTAGGTCTGTGCGAACACAGAGACCAGCAATGTCAGCGTTAAGTGGCATCCAACGATAAACGTCGTTATATTTGTCATACTGATACTTCCAACCGCTATCCATTACAGCGTAAGATGTTGAGGATAGTGAGTTACGGAAGGTTACGATGTCGTCAGCTTTCGTTGTTGATGTTACTGAGTTTGCATATGGAGGTGAAACAAATGCAACAGCATCTTTACGACCATCAGCTACAGACAAGTATTTGTTTGCTACAGCTGCTGGAGAGATTGATGCATTTGCGCTCACGCCATAGTCGCCTGCAAACAATAGAGAAATATCAATTTCTTCTCTATTTGAGTAAAGATCAATTGCAGACACGACATTAGCTTGAGATGGTACACCATCTGCACCATTTACGAGCGAGTAATTAGCGTTTGTTGGTGAATAGTATACATCGCCAGAAGCAACCGTTTGAGCAACAGTATTGCCCCATGCAGAATTTGCTCCAGCTAGATGTCCGAGCCAGTGAATGTAACGTGAGCTTCTGAATAGAACCTCTTTATAGTAGATACTTGATCCATCATCGCCTCTGGCATCAGATGCTTTTGATAGATTTGAGAATCTTTCAAGAACAGTGTTTGCAACTCCAGAAAGCAATCCATCTTCATCTACTACGACAAGGTGAAGTTCATCATCTACGTCAACATTATTTGAAATAGATAGCGCGTAGGAAGAAGTCCCTGGAGCAGAATCAAATAGAGCTGAATATGCCCAGCTTGAGAAATCTGAAGTATTTGCGCACAAAGAAACTTTTAGAGAGTTTCCGAGGCTACCTGCGTAACGTGCAGCAAAATTAACTAAGTTATTTGATGTTGCATATTGACTTGAGAAATAATCTTCGTCATTTGCAATTGTAACATAGTGGCTTGAATTTGAAACAGCGTTATTTGAACTGTCTGCGCCACCTGCTGCATTAATGAAACGAATAACACGAAGATCGTTTCCATATGCTAAGAAGTTGGCTGCAGACATGAAAGATGCAGCAGATGTTGCGTCTGGTTGAAAGAACTTTTCGACTAGATCGGTTTCGCTTGAAACTTGAATAGGTGTATCTGCTGGACCCCAGCGGAAGAATCCAACTGTTGCGCCTGTTGATGTGCCAACAGCTGGAACAGAAGTTGTAAGATCAATTTCAGAAGTGTTAACTCCTGGAGAGACTAAAAATGCCATGTTTATACTCCTGTGAATGGAGAAATAGAAAATCTACTGTTTATTTAGTAAAACGTCAGTTTTCACCGATCCACAATGTTCCAAACTGCTCCATCTGATATAAAAGAGTTGTTTGGATTGTCGATTTCTTCATGCCCAGCTAAAAAATTTGGTAAAGATTCTTCTTCAATTTCTTGTAATTGTTGTTCGTATAGTTTTTGTCGAATATTTGTATTGGTTAAATCTGCAAAAAACGTTTGACTGGTTGTCCAAGCAAACAAAACTAAGCACATAACTAGGTCATCATGCGACCCTTCCTCAGCCTCGAAACTCGAACCTCGAGAAACAAACGTGGAGAGCTCTGCAATTACATCAAAATCTTGAATAATGATTTTCTGATTTTCAATAAGGTGCTTCAAATTAGAACATCCAAGTCGTTTTACGGACTTAGTTGTTCGAATGCCACGATGAGATCTATTTCCATATCCCCAAGTAAGCGATATTTTATCTTTTTTACCCTTTGCGGCGATGGTAGAAAGAATGTTTTCATAATCATAGTCTTCAAATAGACTATCGACTACCTGTTGTCCATTATCGTTGATTTCTACTAGAGCAAAGGCATTATTATAGTATTCGCCGACTTTTTTAATCACTCCAGGATAAATTTGTGGACTGATTGTATTGTTTTTATAGGTTGCAACGAGATTATAGGGGATGGAAGTTACATCTATAACCGCGAAGGCAGAAAAGTCTAATCCCTTTCCACGCGAAGTATCGCAAACAATGATATAACTATGATTTTGTAATGGCTGTTGATATATTTTCACTCCACCGTCGGAGGTATGTAGTGGAGTTACGAATGCAAGAGACTTCAGAGCTGCAGCGGAAAGTAGAGTTCCAGCCGATCCCATAAATTCGCATTCCATTTCTTGAAGAAACTTCTCTTCACCAAGAACTCTGCGCTGCTCATCAGCCCATTGCTGCGTTCTTCCAGGAACCTGACGCCAGTTTGCCTCGACATGAGTAAATCCATTCTGCCCCTCAACAGCTTCTGTCCACATCTTGTAGAAGTGATTCATGCCATTCGGTGTTGAAGAGATTAAAATCTTAGAGGTTGTACCAGAAGAAATCGTGGGATAAACAGAAGTAAAAAATTCTTCAGCGATATTACTCGGAACGAATGCAAACTCGTCAAGATACAATAGCGAGATGGAAAAACCACGAATCGCACTAGATGCGGTAGAGTTAGCCAAGACACGACATCCGTTTTCTAATTCAATGTCACCCTTGTTCCAAACTTTGACGCCTTGTTGAATCCACATTGGTAATGCTTCATAGGCTAACTTAATGCGAGCAAGAATTTCTCTTGACGTGCTGGCTTTGTTAGCAAGAATCGCGACGGTTTTGTCTTGATTGAAAAGAATATACCAAAGAATATAACCAACAATGATTGTTGTCTTACCGACCTGACGACCAGCTTTTACGATTACACGACGATTGTCATTGATATCATTGACAACTTGTTTTTGAAATGGGTAAAGTTCAATCTGAACGAATCCTCGATCAAGAGTGATGATCTTAACATAGTGTTCGATAAAGTAGGTTGGATCTTCGGCACACTTGACGAACTCACGGACTTGTTCTTCCGTAAGATTCATTGCCATGTTCACGCGCTTTAGGCGTGGATTACCGAGATAATTTTTAAGTCTTGTCGCTATTGGATTCATTTTTTAATTGTCGCAATAAGTCAGCAGTCGAACCAACGAATACTGCTTTGTCCACATTAATATTTGTTGGCGAAGCAACTTGATCTTTTGGTTTGAGTTCTTGTTGCTGCTTTTGAAGAATCATGAGTTTCTCTGTGACGTCAGAGAGATTCTTGATCATATTGGCTGCTACTTCATATGCTCTTGGATGCTGACTTTCTTTCGCCACTTCCAAAATGCCATCAAGAGCTTCGTTGCCCTTTTCGATTAGATTATAGTAATTCGCACGAGAATAATGTGCATCAGGATCTACAGATTCGTCCTGATGAATGGTGATAGGTTTATCTTCTTTCACCGCAGGAACATAATCTGTATTTAAAATTTCTGCTAAATTTTTATCTACTTCACTCATAATATTCTACTTATTTAATTATAAACCATATCGCGCTTTAGTGCTGTCAAAATTAGTTTGCACTTCAGTATTGCTAAGTGCTTTGCTATAAACTCTAACTTGCGCAATTTTACCATCCCAGAAACTTACAGGGTTGCCGCTGAAGAAATGCGCACCGATACGTTCAGTTTCGCTGATATAACTTTGTGTAACGTTTGTGTTTTGAGAAACTTGAGTTCCATTGATGTACAAACGCATTGTATTAATCGAGTCATCAAACGTAAGGACAACATGTCGCCATTGACCTGATGGGAAACTTGAGCTTGTAACAGATGAGAATGCACCGCCAACGCCACCTGATAACGTAGAGCCATTGTTCCACAAAACATTATTCGCAGAACTTAGGATATTACGAGAACCTGTAACAACATCGGCATTGACCCATGCTTCTTTGGTAAAATTAGAACCACCACTCAATGGTATACCAATATCTACAAAGGTGCTTGTGCCATCAAATACAATACTACCACCATTAGCACTATCGAATGTTCCGTTAGCAATAGTGTAATTTGTTGCATCAACAAGATCAGTCCATGTTGACCCAGAACCTGGATATGAATTAGCATCACCTGCGTCTAGATTTACAACTAGGCTGTCAGTGACAACGGTTGGATTTGCAAATCTAACTTTATTTGAATCAAACAATAATTTTACTTGCGATTCAGATAAAGGTCTATTCCAAACACGAGTGAGTCCAATCTTACCATCCCAGTATTGACCTGCCGCGCCAGTGGTTCCTGTAGCCTCTGCACCTATCAATAGGCTATTATCAATATCGTATCCTATTGCGTTCCCAGAAGTGCCCATGTTTACAGTGTTGGCTGATACGCCATCGATATAAAGACGAGTAAATTGTCCGTCAAATGTAGTGACGAAATGATGCCATGAACCAGCTGTAAAACTGCTCACATTAGCTGATGGAATTTGATATACGCCACCAGATCTCACATAAGGATAAAATGTTCCTGCCCAAATATAATAAGCATAACCGCCACCTTGAGTGCAACTTAATGAAGCAAGATAGTTGATACTGTCGCCAGCTGTCCAATCATCTGCTGTAATCCACTGTTCTAGTGTTATAGCATTAGTAGGTTTAAGTGCATTGTTATGAGTAAATTCTGCGTATTGATTTACACCATCAAACTCAAAAAATGTCGGTGACGTTGCTGTAAAAGTTGGAGCATTGTTTAATGTAGCATCA